GACCATGTTGCAAAAGATGGAGTTGCAGTTGCAATCAATAAAGACAGGGCCAATACTATTTTTTTCATGATATAAATATCCTTAGTACGTGTTCGCATGGGTCGCCTCCTGCTTCCCACTCTTCTATCTCTTCTTCTGACATAAATTGGTACCCACCATCATGTGTATGACAGTATGGTTCACTTATCCAACCTCTTTCTATACCGTTGGCAAGCCAAATACCAAACTCTTTTTCATCATTTGTTAAATCTTCTTCAGGTGTATGATTCATATATATATTGTATCGTTAAATGCTGACAGTGTCAATAGGACCCATACATGTAGTAGAATATTTAATTGCAGCAGCAACTGCACCTATTGATCTTTTACGTGCATCTTTTTGGTTTTCTGTAGCATATAAATATCCCATTGCATATGACCCACCAGAACCCATTGTAAGGTAGTCATTATTATATTGTGTTAAAGACATATCTGCTGCGCTATGTTCAAAAATTTCACCCTTAACACAAATAATCATTCCAAAATCAGAATCTTTTGAAACATCTACCCACCAGTCTTGATAAAAATCTCTAAGTTCTTTAATAAACTTTGTATACATAAACTTTTGTATGTTGTTTCCAGATGGTAATGATGGCCTAAAGTTATGTCTAATTCTTTCTCCATCCATAGTTCCTGCATATCCCATAATATATGGACCTAATTGCCAAACTTTTGGTGTTGCTGATGGAAGAATCATTTCATCATCTGAAACGCCACGCTCACCAGACATATATATTTTATCTTCTTTACGAACAACAGCAATACAAGTCACAAATACCCCTTTGATAGCACGTTAATCAATTGTACCATCAAGGGGGTATGAGTGTCAACCAACCCGTACTAGGATGTCCTATTTGCCCTTTTTGTCCACTGCAGAAAACGCATTATTGATTTCTTCAATGGTAAGTTTGCCGTCATCCAGAAATCCACGAGCAAGTTTTTCAACTACTGTCGCTACTCCTAGTGTACCAGCAAGAACTACCGCATGGAAAGTGCTGATTCCAACAACTGCTCCAGCACCAATAACACTAAGTCCAGATGCTGCAAATACTGCAATAATACGCATCAAAATGTTATTAATACTAGCAATTGCTCCAGATCCAACTTGGGTAGGCTCTTCAACTACTGCTTTTGCTTTTGCCATATTAGTCTCCCTTCTTATTTCTTATTCTTAAAGTAATTAGCCAAACAACTATTGACCAGACTATTGCCCAACCAACTACTGTTTTAGCCATGCCAGTCAAAGTTAACCAAGCAATAAAGAATCCAAGCAAGGTAAATGTTTGGTTCATTATTTCAATGGTCGAATCTTTGACCCACGAAAGAAACCCTTTTAATAGTTTCATTACTAGTTTCATTAGATCCTCCTCGCTGACAATACTTGTGCAACTGCATTCATTACCTGAGATACAACAATCACAGGAATAATAACTTCTTGCGCTTTTTCTCTTTGATCATCTGTCATATCTGATCCAAGACTTGCAAGGGCTTCTCCTGGACTGCTTAATAAATCCCCTGCAAAATTTGCTAACTCTTCAAAACTTTCTGCTGCTCCCGCAAATGCTGCTCCTGGATCAGTAAATGCTTCTGTCAATCCTTCAACTATTGCTTCTGCTTGAACTTCTGTTGCAGCATCTGCAAGGGTATACGGCATTGGAGCATTTGCATTTTCTGCTGCTCTTTCATTAAACTGCTCTACTGCTTGTGCAATTACAGGATCATCTTTAATAAGTTCTGCAAGTTGTTGTATTTCTTCTTTTGATAAATCTGCATTTTCAATAACATCAACAAGTCCTTGAACTTGATCTTCAGATAAACCAGAGTCTGCAATTACTTCTGCAATTTCTTTAATTTGTTCTTCTGATAAATCTGCATCTTCAACAACATTTTGTAATTGTTTAATTTCATCTTTTGATAAATCTAAATCTTCTGTTATACTAACAATATCTTCGGAGGTGTCGTTTGAATCATCCTGAGTTTGAGGATCAGTATCTATGGTCTCTTGAGGAACTTCAGTCTCTATATTTTCTTGAACGGGATCTTCTTGCTCAGGAAGTTGGTCTTCAATCGGATTTGGATCTTCTGGAACAATTACTGGATTTGATTCAATATCGTCTTGGGGATCAGGTGTATCAACTGGAGTTTCCTCAATTGGTTGTACTGGTTCAACAGGAACTTCAGGTTCTGGCTCAGGCTGAGGTTCTGGCTCAGGATCTGGTTCAACAGTTGGAGGAACTACAACTGGGTCTGGAGGACGAACAGGGGGAGGCTCTGGAGTAGGTGGTGGGTTATATGGCGGAGAGGGTTCTACAGGAGGTTGAGGAGGAGTCTGTGGCTGAGGAGAAGGCTCTGGTGCTGGTTCCTGTGTTGGGGTTGGGGTTGGCTCTGGGATTGGTGGTTGTGACGGCTCTGGAGTTGGTGTTGGGCTTGGTTCTGGGGTTGCTGTGGGTGTTGGGCTAGGTTCTGGAGTTGGCTCTGGTTCTGGTGCTGGTATATATGAAGAAACTATATTTGAATCAGCAGAATAAGTAGACAAAGAATCATTGTCTGCTCTTATCTTAAATTGATATTCTTTTCCTCTGCCATCTGTACCTATAATACTATAAGGAATGCTAATAAATGTGTTTAATGCATTTTGATCTCCTACATTGCCAGTTGCTATTCCCCATCCATTTGTTGTAAAGTTTGATGTTGACCAACTTATTGCATATCGTTCTACAGCAGTATTTGCTTGTGTAGGAATTGGTGCTGTCCAAGAAAGTGTTACTCCATTGTTTTCGTGAATTACAGATAAATTAGTTGGAGCATTTAATGACGGTGGAGGTGGGGGTGGTGGTGTAGGATCGGTTAAATAAAAAACACTTGATGGAACTAATTCGTCTCCAGAACCTTCATCCCAATATAGTTCAACCCATGCTCCACCACCATTTTCATAATACCAAAATGTAAATGGATATCCTACGTTTGCTTGTAAAGTTACTTCCTGGCTTCTGGTTCCGCCCCCGCCTTTATCAATCCAATCATTTATTAAAACTGTATCGTTAAAAGTAAAGTGTGTTCCATCGTCTGCTGGAGCATAAAAAGTCACTGTTTTTGTTACTGGAGACATTATATAGCCAGTAAACTTAACTTCAACATCTTCAAATATATTGCTTAAAACAGGTCCAGAACCCCATTGAAAATTAATCTCAGGAACTGTTGTAGTATTTACTATAATATTGCTTGTGTAACATGGTCTTGGAGGTGCTGCGTTCCAGCCCTGACAATTATAAACTTCAGCAGTTATGCCATTTGTATTGGCGTGGGCAGGCTCACTATAACCAAAAAAAGATGTTGCAACAACTATGCCCATAACGGCAAGGATTCGGGTAATCCTTCTCAATTATCTCTCCTAGTCAAACGGGTAGTTTGATAGGTATATTATAACATTATATTAAAAAATGAGCAGTTTTAAGACGTACTCAGGTCTATTTTTTTACTTGATTTTAATTGATTTTGGTTTCTTATCTTCTGGAACAATGCGTTCTACATTAACAGAAAGCATTCCATTTTTAAATTCAGCACCAACTACTTCCATATATTCTCCAAGAGCAAATGTTCTTGTGAATTTACGAGTAGCAATGCCTTTGTGAATTGTTTCAGCAGCATCTTCTGTTGTAACTTCACCCTTAACAATAAGAGTTCCATTATCTACAGAAACATCAATATCCTTTTTATCAAATCCTGCTAATGCAAGATCAACACGATATGTGTCTTCGTCTACCTTAAAAATATTGTAAGGCGGATATGATTGATTTACTGCTGCTGTATGTACTGAATTTAAACGGTCCAATGTTCGATTGAAACCAATAAAAAATGGATCCTTAAAAAGATCCATAGCATATGTTGTTACCATTTTATTTCTCCTTTTCAGCGAGTTAATTTATATCCCCGTTAGGCGGATACTATATTATTATAGCACAAAGGGCAGGTATATTTCAACCTGCCCCTTGATTTTGTAGTATTACTTTGTCTTCTTTAGAAGAGCAGCATACTTCTTTTGTAGTGACTTAAGAGCAGCGTTTGCCTTTGCAAGATCTGCCTTAGCCTTTGCTAGTTCTGCATCAAGCGCAGCCTTTGTTGTAGCAGCAGTCTTTTGTACGAGATCTACACTACCTAGAGCCTGTGCAAGTTCTGCCTTTGTTTTAGCGTGTGCAGTCTTTTCTGCAGCAAGTTCTTCTGTAGCCTTAGCAGCAACAGCCTTTAGGTTTGTTACCTCAGAAGCAAGGTCAGATACAGTAACAAACTTAACTGTTGACTTATTTGCAACAGCAAGACCTTCAACATCAGTGATTACACCTGGAAGAGCAATGCTTACTGCAGCCTGTCCAGCAGTTGCAGAATACTTTGTGCTGAACTTAGAAAGTCCAGTTGTTGCGTCAGATGCTGTAGCAGCAACTTCAATTGTTGCACCAATTACAGTAACAGTAGGTGTAACTCCAGCAACAATGTTGCCAAAGATGTCAGTTACCTTAACTGTATTTTCTACAATGCTTGCAGTGCTTACATCAGACTTAACTGTTGCTTCCATGTTATATGCAGTACCTGCTGTACCCTTAACATAATATGTAAGAGTATTTCCACCATTAACAATAGTTACAGTTCCAACCTCAGTAGATGTTGTATAAACATAAAACTCTGCGGTTGTTCCAGTTCCAACTGCAATTGAAAGTGAGTTTGATCCAGACTTTGATGTTACTGGAATAGTAACAGTATGAAGTGCTGGAACAACAGTAGCCTTAACTGTAGAGACAAGAACAGTAGTTCCTGCATCAACATTTGTGAGTGCAAACTTTACAGCATCTGCTGCCTCAACCTTGTTGTCTGCTGGAACTGTTGCAACTGCAGCACCTGCAATGGTATTTGCATCAGCATCTGCTACTGTATTTACAGAAACAGTAACTGTTGGTACGCCAGCCTTTGCTGGAGCAACCATAAATAATGACCCTACCAATGCTGCAGACACGGCAAGGGCGATCTTCTTAAATGAACTCATTCATTTCTCCTTGTTTTCGTTATTTATCTGACCTTTTAGCCAGAATTCTATTATAGCAGATATTCCTGAAAGTGGTCAAATTAGGTTTTCTTTGATTAATTTTATTGTTTTTTTATGTAGTCCAGCATTAACAAACTTATCATAAAGGTATGACAAGGATCTGTTTGGATCGTATCTTTTATATCTTGTTGTTGCAACAATAATATCTTCTAACTCTTGCGTTATAAAAAATTTTTTTAATTTTATTGTTTCTTTTGTTTTAAAATTAATATACATTAATGGATCTCCCATTTCCGAATTTATTATTTTCTCATCATTATTATAAAATTGAAGTGATGGATTTATTGGTCTAAACCATTTAGAAATATCAAAACTGCCTGGAACAATATATCCATTGTTACAAAAATTACTTTTATGCATAAATGGGCTTAACATTTCTAGTTCGACAGGCTCTTCTGAAAAAAATAAATATCCTGGACTATAACTTATATTATATGCATCATTAATCTGCATTATTCTGTTTGCATATAAAATATCTAATTCTTTATTTCCTAAATTAAAAACTTTTGTTTTTTCAATTCTAATACTAATATTATAAGGATTAGTCATCATATACATATTTTTTGTATATTGCAAAAACGACTTACATATAAACATTGATTTGTCATTCTCAAGATTTTTATTTTTATTTTTTTTTAAATCACTATATACTGAAACCAATCCTTCATCTAACATATTTAAAAGTGGAATTGTATTAAATGTATCATTTACTTTATTAAATGTAGGTTTTGCAGAATAATAAACAGTTATCATAACAAATTAAACCTATCCAAAAATTCTTTTACATCATCTGGCATATCATTATTTCTTTCTGCCTCACGTTTTTTCATATCTTGACGCATTCTTTCTCTATTAGCATCTGCCCAAGTATATACATCAATTTCTAGATTATTATCTTTTGGTGTATATGATATTGCTCCAAAAGCAGCACCACAAACAGCATCTGCTAAGTCCTTAGAAGATTTTCTAGGGTGATCTACACGATTATTTTTCATAATCTTAAGTTCTGACAATTCTTCTAATAATAATGGTATTTGTGGCATAACAATTCTTTCTTCATAGATAAGCATTGCTAAGTCTTCATAATGTTTTTTAGCAACTGAAACCGTATCTGTTTCTATATTTACCGCTCTTAGTTCTTGTTGAATATCATAAGACTGCCATCTATCAAATGTAACCTTGCCAATATTGAATCCTAATCTTCTTAAATTAATAATCCAATTTTTTACTTCACTAAGATTAACTGGCCCTTCTTTTTTAGGCTCCCACCAAGCAACGGCATCTACAACTACTATTGGTGCAACCTGTTCATAATCTTTAATTACCTGAAGATTAATCCATTTTTCAACATGTGCTATTGCAACTGCACACTTATCATGTCTTTGTGCTAAGTCAGCATGAACATAATATGTTTTGTTTGGGTCTGGAGTAAATCCAGGATCAAATCTTCTAAACTCATCTACTGGATTTCTAGATGTCATGCAGTGTTCTAGTTTTTCTTTTTGTTTAAAAAATGCATCCGAAGAATATGTTGGCATACAAAGAAAACGCATCATTGCATCACCATAATCATTATAGAATGCAATTTTAAAATCTTCAATACTTCTTGTTGGATTTACTTCCCATGTAGGTCTTTTAAGCGCCCAAACTCCAGGATATTTATATGAAAGAATATGATCTTCTTCCCATTCAATCTCTAGTGTGTTATCTGGAATATCACCAACAAGAGGATTGATTATATATTTATGAGATTTATGAATTATATCTTTATCTGCAATCACACTATCATATTTTTGTGAAATAAAATCGCCTTGATATCTAGGAAATGAAAGCAAAACAACTTTTCCTAAATCTGGAAAACGAGAATCAATTGTTCCTCTAAATGCTTTATATATATTGTCTGCTGTTTTGCCCTGTTCATTTCCAGTTCCAACCTCACTAGCAAAACCTGAAATTTCATCAAGAACTGCTAAAAGTAAGTTAAGACCTTCATGAGATTCTCTTTCAGAGTGTCCAGAATAAACTGTAATAGATTTATCAAATTCAATTGAATCTACCTTTGCATTATACTTACCTGCAAACCAAGGAGACTTTTCTATTTTTGTTTTGAATCCCTTGAAGAAAACATTCTTTGCTTGTTGGGCGTTGATAGCAACGTTAATAAGGTCAATTGCATCCCCAGACGGTTTACCAAAATATTTCGCGGGGTCTTTAAGACAAAGTAACTTATAAACAATATAGGCACAAGCCACAGTCGAAGTGAAGTCCTTGCCACTACCCTTCCCAAGTTGTAAAATAATTTCGTTCTTTGTGTATTTGTCATAGTATCTTGCTCCCTCAACAGAACCCATTATTCTTTCAAGATCCTGTTTTTTGTAGATTTGACTCATCGCATCTACAATTTCATATTGTATTTCTGACAAAGGTGGTTGACCAAGGTAGTCTATAGATTCTACAAACGTTCTTGTATCTACTGGATTTTCTTCAAATGGATTGTCATCTAGCGCTTCTAAAAAATCATTGAACATCGTGGACAATTGTGATTACCTCACTTGGTTTAGAAATCTCAGATAACTTAGACATAATTTCATCACGAATATTAGGATATTTTGATGCAATATCTTTTAATATTCCAATCAAAACTTCTTGTCGTCTTTCTATTTCAACCATTTCTTCTGCAAGTTCTTTATTTTCTAATAATCCAGCCTTTTGTAACATATCAATTCTTTTAGATTCAATATCTAAAACAAGTTTAATTGCTGCTGTTTTTGCGCTAAGATTATTGTTCATTGTTGCTTCATCAATAACTTCGTATGACTTACTAATTAATTTTCCATAATGTGTATCTGCTGCTGCTAATGCTTCTTTTGCTCTAGATCTAATTGCATCATTGCCAGATACCATTGCCTTCCACTCGTTTAAGTGTGCAACAACTCTTGTTCTTGGCAACTGCAAATCTTTTGAAATTTTAGTTGGATCATTGCCTTTTAAATATTCTGCAACAACATTATTAACTTCATCAAGATGCTCTATTATTTCAATATCTGAAGACATTAGTAGTTTCCTTCAATTCTATTAATTTCATCTTGAATATAAAAAATTGCTTTCTTTAAATCTTCTACATGCTTATCTTCGTTTTTAAGTCCTGCTCTCCAAAGGTACTTAAAAGCATTTCCAATATTAAAATTACGATGACGTGTAATTTGAATACACTCAATGCCAGAAGGGTCTGAAGTATAGTGTTCAGGATGATTTACTTGGTCTACTGTAATTCTAAGATCGTTAGCCACGCTTAGACTTCCTTAATCCATAATTAGCAAGATATAGGTAA